ATACTTGTCAGATCACCTGATGCTGTGATAAAATTATCTTATGTATATGGAGTTGTAATTGCTGAGCTTATGTCTACTGGAGCCAAGGTTATCACCATTAGCCCGTCATCTTGGCAGGCGCACATTGGAAACAAGAACCCAACAAAAGATGAGAAGTCTGCAATAAGATTATTAAATCCAGGATACGCAGATTCATGGTATAAGAATCAATTAAGGAATATGAGGAAGCAGAGAACTGCTGATTATTTTAATAAAAAGTATGGTTTAACTGTAGAAGATTTTGATGTAGCTGATGCATTCGGCATTGCTTACTACGCTAGAGAGGTTCTAACAAACAAATGACACAAGTATTGAATGAGATAAGCGCACAAGAAGAATTTGTTTTAGATCTCCTTGAAAATAAAAATAGTGGGTACTACGTTGAATTGGGAGCGTTCCATTCAAAAAATGGAAGCAACACAAATAAATTAGAGAATGAATTTGATTGGAAGGGTGTCTCCTTTGAAATAAGAGAAGACTTAAGGAAAGAGTTTAATGATAATAGATCTAATCCTTGCATGGGAGATGCTCTAGACTTTAACTACATTTCTTACTTTGAAGAAAATTTATTTCCAAAACAAATAGATTATTTACAGGTTGACATAGATTCTGGATATAAGCCAGATGGAAGGCCAGACGGAAGTGCCTACACAAGCTTGCATGGCCTGCTGGCTGTTCCATTAAATTCATATAGGTTTACAGTTATAACATTTGAACACGATGCTAATATGTATTGGAGAAATATTGGAATGAGAGATGTTCAGAGAGAGATACTAGACTCGCTTGGGTACTCGCTTGTTGTTAGGACAGAGTCAGAAGATTGGTGGGTTGACCCAAGCGTTATCGATTTAGCATCATATCGAAAGCATTTTAAATGGGATCATCTGTGAAAATGTATAAGAATAAAGATTGGCTTCACAGAAGGTACGTTGTTCAAAAAAAGAGCATGGAAGAAATTGCACATGAATGTGGCGTAACGGTTATGACCATATATAGAGCATTAAAAGAAAAGGGATTAATAAAATGAATCCAAAACCAGTTTTTGAAGATTCAAAAGTATTTAAATATGACGACCTTTATTTGCTTACAGTTGGAACTGAAGCAGGGCATGAAATTTTAACAACCTGCCTTGATATAGCTCACATGCTAATTAAAAAGAATATCTCATATGGAAATTCAGCCCTAGATCCAGTTCGTATATTTTCTAAGGCGGGACCAAAAGAGCAGCTATACGTTAGAATTGATGATAAACTAAATAGACTTATTAAAGGTGAAGAATACCCAGGAGATAATGATATTGATGATCTAATTGGATATTTAATCCTATTAAAGGTTGCCAAGGAATTTGCTATTTCAGTCGACTAGAAGTATAATATACCTATATGGAAATTGAATTAGCTGATCATTTTGATCGCATGAACCAAGTAGTTGAAGAACTTCTTAAGGGAAGTACTCCAACTCAAATTGCTACAACTACTGGACTTAAAAGAGCAGAGGTTCTAGAGCATATTGACGAATGGAAGCAGGTAGTAAAAAACGACTCAAGCTCTAGAGATAAAGCAAAGGAAGCGATATCAGCAGCAGACCAGCATTATGCAATACTTATAAGAGAAGCACACGACCTAGCTAAAGAGGCAAAAATGCAGGGTCAACTTAACGTTCAGACCACAGCTTTGAAGCTCGCTTCGGACATACGAACAAAGCAGGTTGCAATGCTGCAAGATGTCGGGCTACTTGAAAATAATGAATTAGCTTCTCAAATAGCAGAGTCAGAAAGAAAACAAGAACTGCTTGTAAAAATATTAAAAGAAGTAACTGCAACTTGCCCAAAATGTAAGCTAGAAGTTGCAAAACGTTTATCTCAAATTACTGGAATTGTTGAGCCAATAGAGATTATTGAGGAAGTCAGTGGAATTTGATTTTAATGATCTCATTGATATCTTGGATGGCGAAGAGTTTGATGAAAGACCAGTCGATTTAAGAACTTTTGTAACAGACAAAAATTACTTAGGCCTGCCTGATTTATCAGAACACCAATACACACTTATTGAAAAATCATCTCAGATATACAAAGAGTCTACATTAATAAAATTATTTGGTGAAAAAGAAGGATCTATAAGATTTAAGCAAACAGCCAATGAAGTTGTTGCTCAATTAGGTAAGGGCAGTGGAAAAGATTATTGCTCTACCATATCAGTTGCATATATAGTATATTTACTATTATGCTTAAGAGACCCAGCGTCATATTATGGAAAGCCACCTGGAGACTCAATAGATATTATTAACATTGCTATTAACGCTCAGCAGGCAAACAATGTATTCTTTAAAGGATTTAAGAACAGGGTTACCCACTCACCCTGGTTTACTGGTAAGTATTTTGAAAAAGCATCAGAGATTAAGTTTGATAAAAATGTTACAGTGTATTCTGGACACTCAGAAAGAGAAGCCTTCGAGGGATATAACGTATTGGTTGCGGTGCTCGATGAAATTTCTGGATTTGCACTAGATAGCACAAGCGGTCATGATCAAGCAAAAACAGGAAGCGGAATATATGATATGTACAGGGCATCTGTAGATTCTCGTTTTCCAGATTATGGCAAGGTAATACTTCTTTCTTTCCCAAGATTTAAAAATGATTATATTCAGCAAAGGTATGACGACATTATATCTGAAAAAGAAGTCATATCTAGGTCACATAGGTTTAAGTTAGATCCAGATTTGCCAGAGAACACAGTAGGCAACGAGTTTGATATATTTTGGGATGAAGACCAAATAATTTCTTACAAGTATCCTAGAGTGTATGCAATTCGTAGACCAACATGGGAAGTTAATCCGACAAGAAGTATTGAGGATTTTAAAATTGCTTTCTATAGAGATGTTACTGATGCGCTAGGAAGATTTGCATGCATGCCACCAGAAGCAATAGATGCCTTCTTTAAGTCTCGTGAAAAGATTGAAATGGCCTTTAACGATCTTTCTGTAGCGGTAGATAGCTTTGGAAGATTTGAAGAGTGGTTCTTGCCAAAAGATGACACAGAATATTTTATACATGTTGACTTAGCTCAAAAGCATGACCATTGTGCTGTGTCTATGGCTCACATTGAAAAGTTTGTTAGTGTTAAGGTTACTGACACATATTCTCAGCCAGCACCAATTGTTAAAGTGGATGCCGTTATGTATTGGACTCCTACTTCAGACAAGTCGGTTGACTTTAGCGAAGTAAGAGACTACATATTGTCTTTAAGATCAAGAGGGTTTAATATTAGGGTATGTACATTTGACAGATGGAACTCCCACGACATGATGCAACAGCTGAAGCAATATGGAATTAACACGGAAACTTTATCTGTAGCTAAAAAACATTACGATGATATGGCCATGGTTGTTCTGGAAGAAAGATTAAATGGGCCACACATACCTCTCCTTGTCGATGAATTGCTGGAGCTAAGAATTATGAGAGATAAGGTAGACCACCCTAGAAAAGGTTCTAAGGACTTAGCTGATGCAGTATGTGGATCCATCTACAATGCAATTAGTTTAACTAGAGCAGCATTTGGCGATATAGAAGTACACGACTATTCATCTGTTAAGAAACAATATAGAGAGTCTTTAGTCGTAGATAGTCCTAATCTAATTAGGGCACCATCTCCTATGCCAAGAGATCTTTCTGATGCATTAAGTGGAATGGAAATACTATGAGTATATATCAAGAAAAAGCTAAAGAATGTAAGTGCTGCAGCAAGCACGTTCCTTTGCCAACAAGATTAAAGGATTACGAGGGCACCCTTGTATGCCCAACGACATTTGACAACATTCATGAGTATAAAAGAGTTTGGTCTGATATTGGCAAGAGACCACCTGGCAGCATAAGAAAACATTTTTCCGAATATGTTCAGGGCATAGTCGAACAAAATTTTAATAAAAAGGTGGATACCAGTGAATGATTTTGAAGAAGATGAAGAGTTTATATTATCAAAGATTCAACACTACATGGAGATAGGCGCCATACGAATTGCTGGTTTTACGGATGATGGAGAAGCTATCTTTGAGTTAAATGAATTTACAACTAAAGAATTGGCTCCAGAGTTATGGAAACGGCACGAAGAGTATGTAGACGAAGAGCTTTTAAGATTAATGGATTCAGATTTAATGCAGGTAGAATATGATGAAAACCTTAAGGCTACTTTAAATTTTACTCCAGAAGGTTTTGAGCAGGCTAAAGAAAAAGGAATAATTCCAATACAAGATTTAGAAGAATTTGGATACCTAGACTTTGATGAAGATTAAGATACAGTATTTTATATATATTTTTTTTAAAAAAATTAAATCAATCTTTATAAAAAAGAATAATAAAGATAAGTTTATATACTAATGATTATATTAGGAATAAATGAAACATCTCACGACGCATCTGTATCTTTAATTAAAGATGGAGAGGTACTGTTTGCTGGACATGCAGAAAGATATAGTAAAAAGAAAAATGATTGGTATAATAATAATGAGATAATTTTAGATGCATTGAATTATGGAACACCAAATGCAATTGCATACTACGAAAAGCCATTACTAAAAAGGTCCAGAATTCTTATTCATGGAGGAGCAGGAGACTGGAAGCCAAACTTCCCAATGAATATACCAGTACATTACTTTAAGCACCATTACTCTCATGCAGCATCTGGATATTACACAAGCTCATTTAATGATGCATGCATAGTTGTTTTAGATTCAATTGGAGAGTACAACACCTCTACAATTTGGGTGGGCCAAGGCGAAAAGATTAAATTAAAATACAAGCATAACTACCCAGTTTCATTTGGGTTATTTTATTCTGCATTTACGCAATTGATAGGACTAATTCCAAACCAAGAAGAATACATTATGATGGGTATGGCTGGGTATGGTGATTGGACTAAGTACTATAAAAAAGTTGATGAATACTTTCCATCTTATGATAAACAAAAATATAATTTTCATAAAGGAATAACTGATTGGGGTTGGGTAGAATCAGAACAAGATAAATTTGATATTGCAGCTGCAGCACAAATGGTTTACCAACAAAGACTAAATGAATTTATGCGTATGGCAAAAAGAATTACTGGTAAAAATAATTTAGTATTTATGGGAGGTTGTGCCTTAAACTCTTCTGCAAACTCTCTACTGTGGAATATATTCGATATGATATGGATAATGCCAAACCCAGGAGACGCTGGAAGTTCTTTGGGTGCAGCAGCAGCACTATATGGAACGCATCTTAATTGGAAAGGTCCTTACCTGGGCCACGACCTGGCAGGAGAATATCCTGTTCAACAAATTGTTGACTGTATATTAAAAGATGGAATTGTAGCAGTAGCATCAGGTAGAGCTGAGTATGGTCCAAGAGCTTTAGGAAATAGAAGCATTTTGGCAGATCCAAGAGATCCATTAATTAAAGATAAAGTTAATGTAATAAAGCAAAGAGAGATGTTTAGACCATTTGCACCAGTAGTACTATCTGAGCATGCCTCTAAATGGTTTGATATGGATTTTGAAAGCCCTTACATGCAGTATACAGTTAAGTGCCTGCAGCCAGAAAAAATTCCTTCTGTAGTACATGTTGACGGTACATCAAGAGTACAGACTGTTACAAAAGATCAACACCCTGGTTTATATAGAGTATTGAATAAGTTTTATTTACAAACTGGTGTTCCAGTATTATTAAATACTAGTTTAAATATTAAAGGACAGCCTCTCATAAATGATATGAAAGATGTCATTGACTGGCAGGCACATTACGGTTATAATATACTAACAAG